CTTTGATTACATCTGAGGAAAATAGCTTCTGTAAGTTTAATAGATACATTTGACTGGCTCTATTGTCACCACCTGATACTGTTTTAAAACTGTCTAATCGTTTAACAATCTTTCTTAATGTGTTTGTGTTGAATACAAGTGTACAGTATTCTTCATCACCAATACATAAGTTGTGGAACCAATAGTCAGATTCTGTTGCATCAATACCTGAAGGCTTACCATAAGACTTATACTCAATGGCGATGTTGCCTGTCTTCATCCACATCCCACGCTCTGACTTAACCTCTATCTTCTTGTTGGTGAGCATGTCTGCAATTTTATCTTCACGTATCTCGCCGTACTGTAGGTCGAGGTCGAACTTCTTTCTGTCTGCTTTAATGGGTTTCATGCCAGCCATCTCCGATATTGTAGTCGCCATCTAGGGGACAATTTAATTTTAAGTTTATACCAGCTTGAACAATTGCTTGAACACCTAGCTCGCCTACTTGCTTTGCATCTGATTCTTTACATTCAATCTGCCATTCATCGTGGACGTTGGCTACAAACTTAGCGTCAACCTTAAAGTTCTTGAAGTAACCATCAAGGATAACCAGCGCCTCCTTCATTACGATTGCTCCGGCACTCTGCAACAGTGTGTTGAGTGCAGCATGTTCAGAACGTATAGCTAACTTACGACCGTCTAACCCTTTGAGGAATCCCTTTTTACTTTCTCGTTGTACTCGTTGGACAAGAGATTTAAATGATGGTAGACTATCAAGAAACTGGCTTCGCATTTGTCTGCCTCTTGCCTTACTTTGTCCAGCCACTGTCCCAAGCTTTGCATCTCCAGCTCCGTAGAGGAGGGCATAGATGAAAGTTTTCGCCTGATTTCTTGATTCAAGTCCTGCAAGTTTTTGGTTAGCTGTGTGTATGTCTCCGTTGAGAATTTCATTTGTGTATCCCTCATCGTTCATATAGTGAGCAAGCATTCTAAGCTCTAAGCCTGAAGCATCAATGCCTACGAGTTTGTTACCAGTCTCTACAGTCCAGCAAGCTCTACACTCTTTACCGTAAGGTGAGTTGGAGCTAGGTATCTGTGCCATGTTAGGATGGCTATGTGTCATGCGGCCCGTCACTGCACCGTTAGGATTAACATAACCTCGAACCCTGCCATCATCCTCTACTGTCTTGAGCCAACTGTTTACTTGAGCTAAACGCTTCTGAAGCATTAGGTAAGTAGAAATCAGCGCAGCTTCTGGGATACCTTTAACTTTGTTTAGTGTACCCTCATCAACGATGGGCTGACCAGTAGGTGTAAAGTTCTTAGGAACCCAACCGGCTGCAATCAACACATCACCAATCTGTTTACGAGAACCTAAGTTGAACTCAGTATATGTCTTGCGGGTTACCGGCTTGTCAGTGTTGAGCATCGCTGTCCACTCTTCGTCTGTAAGCCTGACACCTTTGTCGTGTTGGTCTTTAGCTGTCTTAGCTATCGCACCAGTCTTAGTATACTGAGGCTTGAGTATCTGTGTCTCAACCTTGGGCTTGACAGTCTCATGTACCTCAGATTCTGTAGCATCTAACTTCTCTTGAAACATTGCAACCATCAGCATAGCTTTCTTTACATCTAACTTGAAGCCGTTGTCTCGCTGCTTATCTATAATCCAAGCAACGTCATGCTCTAACTTAACTGCTTGTGGGGTGTAGCCCCTGCTCTCTACTCGAAGCTGCTGATATACCTTTGTGTTTAACTCTACATCACGCTGGCAATACTTGAGCATCTCTGGTCGGTAGTAATCCCATGCATCGTCTTGCTCACCGAAGTCACCCTTAGTAAACTTGAGGCGGTAACCCCAAGACTCTAAGCCGTGACCGCCTTCTCTGGGTGGCTTGAAGAGTCGGGATAGTACCAAGGTATCTACAATCTGCTTGTCACTAAGGTCGATACCTGCAATCTTTTTAATGGCTGGTAGGTCATAGCCAATTATGTTGTGACCGATTAGTTTCTTAGCTGCTCTAAGTAATCCGTAACCCTCTTCGAGCTGAGTGTTGTCAAACGTAAACACATCCAATGTGTCTACATCCTGAGCAACAATACAGTGTATCTTAGTGGGGTCAAGGCCGTCTGCTTCTATATCAAATACTAAGTTACTCATAGCTCATCTCCGTCAAAGGCATCATAGTTATCACCGTCATCTACTTCTTTAAGTCTGCCTGTTACTGAGTCGTAGTGTAGGCTACAAGCCAGCCCAACATCACCAGTGTATCTTGACTTGAGTACCCTGACCTTAGTGGTCGAAGCTTCTACCTCGTCATCTGATTGTTGGTTGCGCTCTAATCCTATAACACAATCGCTTAGCTGAGCAATAGACTGTGAACCTCTAAGGTGTGAGAGTCCGGTTTCGATACCGTTCTCATGTCCCTTGTTACCTTCTACCCTACGGAGGTGAGACACAAGTATCAAGCCAGCACCAGTCTCTTCTACAAGAGAGCGGAGTCGATGCATGATGCCATCAATAGCTTTGCGCTCATCGCCTTCCAAGGCTTGAAGAACTAGCATGTGAAGGTGGTCAACTACAACCCACTTACAATCTAAACCTACAATCAAGTAGCGCAGCTTACTGAAGATGTCTTCTAGGTTGTTGACCCCAAGGTGAGCATGAATCCAAACCCGCCCTTCGTTCTCTCCCATGAAGACCTTGCGGTAATACTCTTCAAGCTTCTCGTCACCTATCTGATTCTTAACACTGTCAAGGTGCAGCTTAGAGTTAGCTTCAACAGCCATGATACCTTCAGCAGTTCGCATCCAGTTCTCTTCAAGAGCTACGATGCCTACGTTATCTTTGGTGTTGTTGATGAGCCAGTGAGACAGCTCTCTAGTTACAGAAGACTTACCTAGTCCAGTGCCACCAGTAAGAGTAATCAACTCGCCAGCCCTGATACCTTCTAGCTTACCGTTAAGCCCAGCCCAAGGGTAGGGGATGGACGGCAGCTTCTCTGAACGTAACCGCTTGTATTCGTCTAGCTGGGTAGACAAGTTCATAATCCCTGAAGGGGTGTAGACCTTAGCATCCCAGAAACAATTAACAAAGGAGGAATGCTTGCGCTCTTTGAGCATATCGTTAGGGTCTTTGAACCCTTCGGGCAGTGTCATCAGCTTAGCTTTGTTGGGGGTGAGGAGCTTAGCAATTGCTTTAGCTCCGTCCTTGCCCACTGCATCGCTATCGAAACAGATGACTACAGTCTCGAATGATTCAAGAAACTCTAGGCTATTCTTAACATCACGAGCACCTCCTTGTGCTCCAGACTTTATACTTACAACAGGCCACTTACTTCCGAGTAGTTCGTATGCCGCCATAGCGTCACACTCTCCCTCTACGATTGTAATAAACTTACCGCCTGATTTAAAGAGCTGCTCTCCGAACAACCCTGTTTCTTTAGAATCACCCTTCCAAGCAAACTGCTTGTTGAGCTTTCTAACTTTCGTTGCTACTTCCTCGCCCTTGTGGAAGTAGGGATAGTGGTGGCTGGTAACCTGACCGTTGAGAGTAGTAGACTTAACGCCATACTTTTTGGCTGTCTCGATACTAATCTGTCGGTCAGTTAGGGCATTAAAACTAGAGCCACTACCGGCTCCTTGATACGCTGTGAAGTCCGTTACGGTATCTTGCTTAGGGGTTTGCACTTCCGTTGTGCCGTAGTTTTTAAAATACTTGTTGCAGCTAAAGCAGTAAGCTGACCCGTCATCGTTCTGACTGACTGGGTCGCTGCCTCCACATGAATCACATGGGAGATGGAATTTAACAAACGGCATTGCGTTACCTCAAGGTTAGGCTGCTACTTGAACTTCCATGTCATCGTCTTCTTCAGTGATAGCTTCATCCGTAAGTCTATCTTCTAGTAGGTTCTTAATGTAATTCGCTCCAGCTTGAAGCACTTGAATCTCATCGTTGGTGTTGTTAATCTTAACCATCGCTGACCGCAGCAGGGCAAAGTAACTCTGCCCCTCATCATCCAGCTTGCTGATGTCGTAAGATACATCACCCATTTTATATGTCATCATTAGATTGTTCCCTCCATCTCATCTTCTACATCGAACTCACCGCCATCGACTGAGCCGACAGACACTAAGTCTAATACCTGCATTGCTTGGAAGTCTAAACCCTTAAAGGTCTTGCCCTTCCATACAGATTCCCATTCCTTATATTGAATCTTAACTGCTGAGCCGTTACCGATACGCTCATCAATTGGATTCTTAGTAGAGTCTACAAGTTTAGGCGGCTGACGAATCATACCGTTCGGGCCGTTGACTTTACGTTTGATGATGAGAGCTGGGCCTTCGTCCATGTCTTTAACTGTGTGACCTTGTGACCTAAAGCTCTGCGCTGTGTCTTCATCTACTACTAGATTTACTGTGTACACTGGTTCGTAAGTGGTGTTCGGAGTTGTTACGCTTGCCCAGTATGCTGTTCCTGTTACAATAGCCATATTATCTTTCCTGTCGTTGGTGTAAAAGTGAGGTGGCATTATACCACAAGTTGTATTAGATGTGAAGCTTTATTTAATAATCTTTGTTAAGTTCTAAAATAAAGGATGTCGCTGTGCATATTACCATGAGTTCAGCGGAGGCGCTACACAACAACAACCCTAATACTACAACTACTGTTGTCAAGCGGCAGCGCTCTCATCAACCCGCTCTTTAACAAACAACCCATCAACCATCTTGCCTTTGCGGTGTCGTATATCTTCATAGGCATGAGCCATACAGTCATGGAGTGATAGGTTGTTTCGATGTGCCAAGTTGCATAGCACTACGATGATGTCTCCGATGTCGTCAATGATTGGCTGGCTGTTCATAATGTTTAGCCGCAACTCCTCAACTTCTTCTAAGAGTTTCTCAAACTGCTGGTGGTCTGTTGAACCGTGGATAAGATTACGGTCATGGTGCCAGTGAATAATTCTACTCTCTAATGTATATGCTGTTGTCATTACTTAATCTCCTGTTTTGGTGACTCGTGGTCAAGGAGTTGCTCTACCGTGTGACCAGCGTCATCAACAATTTCATTTAACCACTCCTCTAAATAATCGTAATTGGTGGCCGACTTCATAGCTTCGCGCATTAAAAACTTTTCTCTTTCCGTAAGCATCACTTAATCTCCTGTCTGTTGAGATAAGCCACTGCTTTTTTGGCTATTTCTTGGGTAGATACATAAGCCGCAGAGCTATCACCCATCCCCAGCTTGTAGTGACTCCAGCGAGGGTTCTCGCCAAAATCTGGGTTAAAATGCCAATAGCGGAACCCGTACTTGTGCTGAGAGGTATCGTTCCAATCAGGCTCAAACTCAGGGTCAAAGTTTAAACACGCTTGAATTATCAGGTTAGACCTAAGCTGTAGCTCACTTGCCTTTTCTGCTAGTATCTCAGTTTTGAAGACGTTGTGGTGCGTCACCGCCGACCTGTGGCTGGAGTCTCGGGGGCGCTTTACACCACCATCCCAGTCGACTATCCAGAAAAGCCCGCCCACTGTAGGCTCCCAAACATCTTGGGGCTGTCGCTTCAAACGCTGAATCTCTGCGCCTAGTTCTTTGTATTTAGCTTCTAAGTCTTGTATATTCATCCCGCATTCCCCATAAAAGACACAGCAAAGGGTGAATTTAGAGGCACAGTGTAGTAGTCTCCCCAGTTTTTTAGAT